TTGGGATGTATTGATCGATAAACGGAACGTCCTCATAAATAACAATACATTCAATACCATCTTCTCCCCTCTTATAACCCTTAACTCTTTCTGTACGCAACTCTGATGTAAACTCACCTACCCTTCTGTCATTTTTACCAGGACAATCAGGTATTAAAATATCTTCATCTTTTTTTTCTGGTATTGTTGCATCTGTTGTTTGTGCTTCTGGTAAAGGTGGTGTTTCATTATTAACAGGTGCTTGTTCTGTAATGACAAGATTCTCAGGTGTATAGTCAAGAGGTATAAAGCTAGGAAATGGTACATCGCACGTTGTATATACACCATTAGGATCTTCAAGTAATAAATTAAGATTACCAGTATTCTTTATATCACGATGTTGATAAGTACAACCAGGTACATCAATATCTGGTGGCTTTGCAATATTTATATAATGTTGGCTATATGGTTCTGGTATATCAGGTATATATATTTCTGGGATATTTAAATCAGGTATTTCCATTAAATAGGCAAAGACTTACCTGTAACAGAAGGCAATTTTTTATTTATCTGTCCAGGTAATATTTTTTGTACTTCTTGCATCACCTCGTTCATAACTTTTGACTTAAATTGTGGTGACGAGAAGTATCTATATGCGAAGTATCCACCCCCAAGCATTGACGTTGACAATAAAAGTGAGAGGATAGAAGCAACCTGAGTTATACGAGTTAGCATTTTATGTGGAAAGAAGCGTTTATTAAAGCCCTAGCCCCGATGTCTTTAATGGTGCTATTTTTAATCGTAGGCTTGGCTCCACTATACCTAATTGGTGGAATGATGACTAGACAAATGCAAGAAAAGGTTAACTAACTAGCAGCAGCAATAGTAAGTTTACCTTCTTCTACAAGTTTCATTATTTCGTCATAATGTCTATTACCTACTGATATAGGAACAATAGAAGCAATACCATCAATGGAAACTCTAATACCAGTGTTATCACTTGCATTATCATGTTTTTGATATTTAGCGTTTGTGTAGATCATAGTTCTGCGTCAACTGTACATTGAAAAACATAGGCATCTGCACCTCCACCAGTTATATCCTGAAAGTAATATTCTAAACCACCACAACTTGGTGCTGGTGCATAACCATATGATTCATTAGTATTATTTGTATATTCATTTACTCTATCTACGGTATTCGTTACATCATTTCTACCAGGATAATAAGTAGCCGTTCCACTGACTCTCATAAGGACAGGAAATCTTAAAGATGGTGCTGCACGATTAGTTGATGAGTTGAAACTGGGAACTGTAAAATTTCCATGATCCGCGTGTGTTTGTACCCCTGGAAACCATTCCTCGCTTGTTCCTATGTCACCTGTTTTATAGAAATATCTCTGACACTTTAATAAATCATCTGCAAAACTCAAATGCTCAAAATCTGTTGCATTGCTGCCTACTTCAATCTGAACTCCTGTAATTTCAAATGTTGCACCATTAGTTAAATACCAATCATCATTTGCTGTACCATAGTCAGGAACTCTTATTGAACTATTATAAACACCCCATTGGTTTAAAGTTACCGAACCTGTGTAGTCTGTTCCATTATAAAGATCAATAAACAAAGCAAGTCCATGATTGATATCATTATCAATCGTAATATTAGAATTGCCAGGAATAGTCTTTGTGATTTTTGTCCAAGTATCAGCAGTTAAAGAGCCTGTTTCAAAAGGATAATTTTGTTGTGTACTATCTTGTGTTCTAAGGTATCCATAAAAATTTTGAGCAACACTAGACTTAACCCAAAAAGATAAACTGATATTACTTGAACTAGAAACATAGTTCCAACCACTTTGAGCTGCATTTTGTGCTTCAATAAATTGATAAATCCTATAATAATCAGCAGCACCAGCTCCTCCTGTTTGGTTCGCATTAGTAATTTTTAAACATTTTCTAAATCCAGAATTATATGCTCCGCCACTTGTTACATCAGCTTGTGCCTGTGTCATTGCATTATCTTGTCCGCCAGCCGATATTCCAAATCTATCGACAGTTTTATAACCAGTAGATGTGGATGACGTACCACGTTGAGCGATTTGCATAGCTCCGTTAATTATCAAATTCTTATTAGTTCTGTTTGTAAGATTGGCAGTACACGTTCCATCAGTATTGTTGACAGTAATAGCAGCAGTAGTGGCTCCTACACCTTTTATCGAATTTACCTTAATCTCTGACATAGTTAACTAGGTTTTGGGTTAGCGTCTTTAACCGCTTTGTTGTGTGCAGCAAAACTGCCAGTTGCATCTAGTTTACCTGCAATGATATCGTCATACAACATTGCTAATTGATCCCCTATTGGTGCGTAAGTTGTAGAACCATCTATTGTTCTATCAGTTTTGTATTTAACTTTAGCAGCCTCTTCATCAAGCTCAGTTCTAGCTTTTTTTACAAGACTGTCATCTATGGTTACTGAGTTACCATCTTTATCAAACGCACCAGCATGATCGCCAATAACACGAACTGTTGGATATGCTTTTCTGATTGCTTCGTGATCTAAGATTGTCATGCTGCAAACTCCATTACAATTAAAGTTGGATTGTATATATAAACTGTAGAATTAGTATTAGCGGCTGCCATTTGCACTTTAAAAGTTCTTTGATTTGTACTACCAAAAGTACCGAAATCACGAATATTAGCAGAACCTTTCCACTGTAAACCACCGCTTGAAGATTCAGCAGCAAAATTTTGCTGACCTGTTATTGTGCTACCATCTAAAAGCATTTTTATTTTTGTTTGTTGGTTATGAGAAGCAGCTAAAACTGTAGTTATATAGGCACTGAAGGTTGCAAGATATTTATTTGATGCAGATGATGGTGTAATATTTAGCGTACAATCTGGAAT